ATTAAATGCTGATGGTAAAATAACACTAGATGAATTATTAGATTCAGTTGATGAGGTCAAGGAGAAAGCCGAAGAAGCAAAAGAAGAGATAGAGAAAATAGAAAAAACTCTCGACTCTCATAATGTTGCAGAATTGAAAGGGAAGTTAAAAGAAGCAGGTCTTTCAGTAAAAGGCAAAAAAGCAGACCTTGTGGCTCGATTAGAAGCACACATGGGTGAGGCTTAGTGTCAGAAGATGTTATTTCTCTTAGGATAGATAATTTAGAATCTATTACTGATAGACACGAAAGAACAATTGAACAGTTAGTTCAATCACAAATAGACATGAAAACAGGTCTTACTAAAGTGGCTACTGAGTTAGAAGTAACAAATGGTCTTATAGCATCTTATATGGCTAATATGCAAAAAGTAATACTAGCCTTAATAACAATTGTTGCGGGGGCTATGGGTCTTACACAGATGTGAGTTTATGCCTAGCGAAACGGAAAAATGGAATGCTTGGGTTAGTCAATTAGCAAATAGTATGGCTAACACCTCAGTAAAAGTTAGTAATATTGAAAAGACACTTGAGGAATATCAAAATAAAAGTATGCGTATGCTTTGGATAACGCAGTTATTAATATTAGGAGTGATTGGATTAAATGGTTTATTATTGTTCTACAAGTGATGTTGGCGGAAGATTGGGATTAAACAGCGCACAGAGGCAACAAGCAGGTAGTTTATTAATATCTGCAATACGCAGAGCCTCAATAGAAATAGAACAAGTTTACAATGATTACGGTAGAGCAAATCCTACTGTAGTAGAAACAACTGCAAACGGTACTGTATCAGTAGGCGCTACTACAATAACACTAACAAGTGCATCTGCCTTTACTACTTCCGGTAGCGGTAATATTGATGGCGATACAATATCTTGGACTGGTAAATCTAGTAATGATTTGACAGGAGTTACAGGTGTTTCCGTCGCTCACGCAACAGGTGTTATAGTTCAATCGGGACAATTTGCTCATGTACTTAGAGAAGTATGTGCGGATTTAGCGGCATCCTATTATATGGAAGATGAAGCCACCTTTCAAACAAGTGGACCGGAAGGGTCTTTGAGAGGTACAATGCTTAGAGAAAGAGGTACTGAAAATCTCAAGAGGGTTGCTCATCTCGGTAGTTTTTCTTGAGGTGATGTGATGGTAGTAGATTTGAAAGGAAGTGCGCTAACTATAGACGTTAGAAATTATATGTCAAAGTTTGGCGAAAGGGCAGAAGATGAGTTATTAAAACAAATGAAAAAAATAGGTCAGAGTGAAGTAAGAAACACTAAGGCTAGATTAACTAGAAGTATTACAGACCAAAAAAGTATGGCTGCTAGAGTTGCAGACACCATAGATTATGAACTTGCTGCCGGAGAAAAAGGAGGTCAATTAAGATTTGGTTCACGAAGCGAAAGCGGTTCAAACTTTGCAGGTATTAGAGGTAAAAGTAGAGGTGATAAAGCAGAAAACATTTCAGCGTTGGCTGCTTATGGTAAAGCAAGGGCATCACCCTTAACAAAATTAACTAGAGTAAAACAAAGTCAAAAAATAGAATCCAGTAGAAAGGGTGTAGGAACTAGCACAGGTAGATTAATAGCATTACCAAAAGGATATGTAAGTATAGAATGGAGGCCCATAGGCGGTAAAGGCGGTGCAGGTTGGATGGACACAGCAGAAACTAATATTATAGATAAAATGGAAATGATACCCGAAATGCTAAGACAAGTTTTTGATGAGGTGGGACAATGAGTGTAGCAACATCGACACAATACTGGTCGTCAAGATTAACAGGTAATGACCCTACAGAGCCAGTAGGTAATTTTAATGAAGCATGGACTGGTAGTGCAGGTTCAGAAGTAAACAATTACTGGGTTATTCCTTCTAGTGGGGGTTATTATGCTATTACTCCTACAACAACTAGTTACACAATACTTTCATCTTTAATCTATACTACTGCACCTAGTAATGATGCAATACTACTAGAACTAGACAACGGAACAAAAAAAGTACAAGTCAAAGCAACAGGTGATTCTACATCTCTAAAATTAGTAGGTGCTACTACAACTACGATTACCGATTTAGATTTAACAGCAACAGAGATAAACGCAGTCCCTACAATACTTAGACTTACTTTAGACGCTAATGGAAATGCTAATTTATACATCAATGAACATATACAAGATGATAATGCAGAGGATATTTACTACAGCGTAACTGGTGCTACAGGTTCTAGTGCTACTGTCAAATGGGGTAATAGTAGTGGAGAAATAAAATGGGGGTCAGTTTATTATTCTAAGTTCGGTGCATTTAATCCCGAAGAGTTAATGTCTAGTGACTTTGCTCAAGATGCCCTTAGTCGTATGGGTTTGTCAATAGTACAAGTTTTAAGAGACAGCGACAAAATGTACCTAAAGACACAAGTTCCCGATTCATCTATAATTTATGGCTATGACATATCTTCTAATATGCTTAGTAGATTAAGACCACCCCTAATTCATGTTATGATAGAAAGACTAAACTCACCGGAGTTCGATGCACTAGGAGGCTCTAGGGTTACACAAATCTACGAAGTATTAATTTTTATAACAACAAAAGGGACAAATTATGAAAATGCTTATCGCTCTTGTTTGAATATAACAGGGGAAGTTTTTGATGAACTTTATACTAAAACAGGTTTGTTAGGAAGTACAGATAGTATTACAAATTACACTTGTTTACTAGATACTAAAGTTGACCCCGATGAAACAGTATGTACTCACAGGTTAGGTTTAACATATATGCGTAAAATAGATATGCGTCATAGATAAGTACATTATATTTAAGTGACACTCTTCTCGTAACTATGTCTACATAGAGGGTATAATATGGTTGAGTTTTTGAATAGATATATTGGACTTCAAATAGAAAACGGCTACGGTTCAGCAGGTACTACCACAACATACGGTGAAGTAGACAGCGAAAGCCTACAGCATAAGTTTGAGTTGCTTACAAGAAACGATATGTCGCACCACATGGCTACAAAGTCTGTTGTAGGTACGTCATATTCAGAAGGTGGAATGGACCTAGCCATTCAATGTGATAATTTCTTTGGTAAATTGTTGTATGGTTGTTGGCCTCACCAACTTACTCCTACTGGTAGTGACCCGTACTCACACGTTATGTTAGAACCTACACTTGAAGCACACACCTACCCTTCTTTTAAGATTACAGTAGGAAGAGAAGAGAAGCAACACACATACACAGGTATGGCGCTTGACACTCTATCAATCTCTGCTAACGTAGGAGAATACACAATGGCAAGCGCAAGTTTTGTCGGTAAAGCAGAATCCGCTATTGGTGATTTACTTGCTACATCTGCTATATCTTTTTCCGGTGACGCATTAGACGCACTACACTTTGCAGATGGTACAGTAACTTTCAATGACGGTACTGCTGTTGATTCACAAGTTGCTACTGGTAAAGTAAAATCCTTTTCATTAGATATATCTATGAATAGAGATACAGATAACGCATACGCTATTGGTAACTCTACATACACATCAATACCTGCGGCTCAGAGAAGAGAAATAACAGGTACTATCGAGTTTAACCAAGTTGTTTACTCGGCTGCTACTGGTACAGACGAGCCTACATATACTAATCTAATAGCCGCAAATGGTGAAGAATACGTTAGTACAACTTCTTTACCTGCGTTGTCTCTAAAGTTTACAGATGAAGCAGGTGCAGATTACTTTGAGATTGAATTATATCATCTTAGATTTGAAGCGCCCGAAGCAAATGTTAGTGGTAGAGATACAAACACTATGTCATTAAACTTCGTTGCATTAGGACAACAAGGAAACACAAGAACATTTACTGCTACAACAGCAGGTAGTACTACCCTTACTGTAGACGCAACAAACTTTGACAAAGTAAAGATTGGAGATATTATTAACTCAGCCGGTGTTACAGCAGGTACATACGTTATAGCAAAACCAAGTGCTACAACACTTACAATAAGTGCTGCGGCAACTACTTCTGCATCGGAAACCGTTACTATTATGCCTAATTACACATCATCAGCAGTTACATTGAAAGGTGCAGACTTACAATCCGGCATCTACGCACATGACGCATGAGGTGATTAAGTATGGCTAACAATGGTGGTACAGTAATTGCAGACAAAACTAAACTAAAAGTCAATGCTTTTACAGGTACAGCAGCAGAAGTACAAACAGCATTTAGGGCTGCAATAGCCAACGATGACGTAGTAATTTCTTGTGATACTTCAAGAAAGAAAGATAGTAATTTTATTACATTGACCGTAGTATGGATTGATGTAGCATAAACATAAGGTGAGTAAGATGGAAACATACGAAGATAAAGAAGGAAACATTTGGTCTAAAGAAATGAAAGACGGAAGATTAGTTGAAAAACTTATCGAAAGAAAAAAGAAGGTAGCGCCCAAAAAGAAGGCCGCTAAGAAATCCTCCAAAAAAGAATAAGTCTTAAATAACTAATACTTTTTAGTATTAATTAGCGAAGCGAGTGGTAACTATGCCAGTAATGAAGAAAGAGATAGAATTAGAAGATGGAACGAAGATATGGGTAAAGCAAGCCTCCGGTACTAAAAAACTAAAAATACAGGCTATACAATCAAGAGTGTTTAGAAAATACTCACACTTTGGCGACCCTGCTGATTGGACTTTAGAACAGAATGAAGAGTTTGCAGAAGCGTTAGATGATGCGGGCGCAGGGTTTGAAGCACAAATAGATACTTGGCTTGGAGACTGTCTTATAGACAGCACACTAACTATTGACGATTTAACTACAGATGAGTTAATGTTAGTTCTTAACTTTGTCAGAGGGGATGACCCCGATGGTGCAGTCCCTTTATCGAGTTCCTAAGAGTTGCCCCGACTCTTTGTATGGCTTACAAAGGATTACTGCCTTCCGATTTATGGGGAAAGTATGACTGTGAAGGCGGTATGCACAAACTTATTTTAGATTTGAACGTAGCAGCCAATATCAATAAGATGATTAATGAAGCAAGTGGTAAGGCTACAAATCCTAAAGACGCAGTTGCCCGCAGAAACCAAAAAAGAAAGAAAAGGCAATTGTTAAAGGACAGTAATGATGTCCTCAATATGTTGAGAGAAAGCGGAGTTCCTACAGTAAGAACCGATAGTGGAGATAAGGTAAATGATTGAATCGTATATTCTAACTACTTTTACCCCTATTGTATTTATAGTTGCTGCTGTAACTATGATAGTCCTACGAACTGGGGCTTCGATGGTTTTCTTCGACATTGTTGGTACGTTTCAGTCTCAAAGATTAATCAAAGATGCGGGCGCAGCAAGTGTAGCATTAGAAGGTCTAATGGTAGACGGTTTCGCTAATATAGGTGAAGCGGCAGGTGAACTTAACGAGATATTTGAAGAGATACATGAATCCTTTATACCTTTAGCGGAGGATATAGAAAGGTCTAGGATTGAGTTTGAAAAGTTTATTGATAATAAAGCAAGAGTTGATGACCTTGCTAGAGCAGTAACTAACATAGGTGCTGAATATGGATATGTAGGTTCTGAGGCATTGAAGGCAGGTGCTAGGACTGCACAGTTGACAAGTATATTAGGTGAGGCTGCTGTACCTGCTGCTACTGAGATGGGTATAGCATTCGGTATGATTGGTGAGATGGATGCAGAAACCGCTATGACAACTCTAATTAATTTAATGCAGCAAACAGAGTTCGTATTTGATGGTACTACTAAAGCAGCATATTCACAGATGGATGGTATTAGTAGGGCAGAAGTAGTAACTAGAAACTTTGCTAATACTCTAAATACACTTAACAGTATTGAAGATAACTCGGCAAGTAACATGATGCAACTAACTGAGACTTTAGAAAAGTTCGCTGCACAGGGACACCTTACGGGTGAAAGTATTTCTTTCATGGCTGCTATGTCTGCCGTTTTGGTTGAGGCCGGTGAAGATGCAGGTAAAGCCGGTACAGCCATGAAGATGATTTATGCGAGATTGGGTGGAGACATAAATGGGGCGGCAACCGCATTACAAAATATGGGTATAGCAACTCATAGAACAGACGGGTCGCTTCGTTCTCTATCTGAGATTCTAACAGACTTACACGATGCAGGTTTCAAGAATATGTCTGCCGCAAGAAAACAAGATATAGCATTACAAGTAGCGGGTAATAGACACTATGTTCGATTCCTTAAGTTAGCAGAAAACTTTGACAGGGCTATTCTTTTGAATAGTTATGGTATGGAACAATCTAACGCAGTATTTACTGAGAGTGGTGACGCTCAAGGTTATCTGAGTGATAGACTTCAAGAAAATGTGCATCTATTAGATGTTCAAAGAGCAAAGTTAGCCAACGTAGAAGCAGAGTTAGGTAAGAAACTTATACCTGCTGAAATATCAGCAATAAAAACTAATATAGCCATGAAAGAAAG